TCACTCAGCCGCTAGAACAGCTGAACACCAATACAAACAAGAGATTGGTTTGATTAACCAGTCTAAGATGGCAAAGATAGCCAACATCCTCGATAAGATCTCTGATGCCTCTGATATTGCTCAGCGTAGAGCAGTCTATATTCAAGTCATGAAAGAAACTGGCGGGGATCAGCGTAAAGCAATTTTGGCTGCAACCAACATTATTGACTTTGATAAACGGGGTCATGCTAGAACAGCCCAGTTCCTTAATCGTACTATTGCCTTCATGAATGCCTATGCCCAGCAGATTGATGTCTTAGCACAAGCTTTGGCCGAACCAGTGGCTGGCGGTATTGAAGCCCTAACAGGCGCTAAAGTAACTAGCGTTAGCGGTGGTCTTCGTGGTATTGACCGTCAACAAGCCATGACCCGTTTAGCTGTTTCAGCTGGCCTCTTAGCCTCTACTTGCCTGCTTTACTCTATGGCGGTAGGGGACGATGATGAATACAAGAAGATGGATGACCAGACCAAGATGCGCAACTTCGTCATTCCTAAGTCATTGATGCAAACTATTGGATATGAACATTCATTGTTAATTCCTATGCATACATCGGCTAGTTATTTCTTTAAAACGATTCCTGAATTGCTTTATAACAAGATCACTAAGGAGGGGACAAAAGATGCCATCGATAATGCAAGGTTACGGAAAGTACTCAAAGAAGGTGCAGTGGATGCGTTACTTGGCCCATTGGGGTCTGCCCCAGTCCCAACGGGTATCAAACCTTTCCTTGAGATAGCAATTAACCATGACTTCTATACAGGCGGCACAGTAACCCCAGAAGGTATGAAGAATCTGGCTGCCTTTAAACAGTTCCGTGGCAGCACTTCAGAGCTCGGTAAGTGGATGAGTGCAGTAAGCGGTCTAGGAACAGATCACCGTCTTTTGAACCCTATGGAAGCTGACCATATTATGCGTGGTCTGGGTGGCTCTGTGGCTGCTATTGCAATGTGGGGATCTAACCTATTTAATGGTAACAAGGCAAGCCCTCAGGAAAGGGATAATATCCTCTATGGCTCGTTTGTAGCCCCTGAGGTGGGCAGAGGTAGGGAAGACCTATTCTATGACCTTAAACAACGTGCTGACGTGGCTATGGGGACTTATAAGAACCTGATGCAGCATGGCCATAAAGAAGAAGGCAAGGAATGGTTTAATGACCATAAAGGCGAGATTACAGCCTATGGATTTACTGAGTCGGCTAACCAGAGCCTGGTCAACGTCAATGCCGAGATCCGTAGAATCGAAGACTTGCCAGCCTCTAAGATGACCCCAGAGTTAAAACGTCAAAAGATTGACGAATACAAGCGGATTAAAGAAAACATCCTAGAGCAAACTATTCAGTTCCGTCTAAAAGCTGGACTCTAACCATCCCCATTACTTCTTCTGAGAAGACGAAAGTGGGTAGAAACTGTTTGTCATTGACTTTCAGGGCATCTGCCAGCCCATCTAACCCTGATTTAATTGAGGCAACCATGTTGTCGGCATCCCTGTGCCGTCTATCTGGCGGGTAAAAAGTAATTTTCATAGGGATTTTCCCTAATTTCTCACATCCTAGCTTGGCTTCTAATGCCAACGCCCAGCAAGCCTGCCGATACATCTTTTTGTATTTAGCCTTCTTAGCCCAGTGAATAGCGGCATTGGGGGAGAGTTCTTTGGGTGGCCAAGGAAAAACAACAGTTTTCATAGTAGATGAATTAATATGGGTACAACCTATTGACATGGGTTAGTATATCAGCCAAACTACAGTCTGATTTACTGCTAGGAAAACAAAATGCACATACCTTATACAACCATTTCGGGTTTGAAGATTGGTTCTCGTTACCAGGAGAATGGTATCACATCCCCAATCACAGACCCCGATATGTTATTGATTCAAGAGGCTTTACTGGCCACACCAGACTACATTCGTAGCAAGAAGATGTACGATAGAAGTATTGTAGTAAGCATGGCTACAGGCATATTTGTAGCCTTTTATTTTTTATTATTCCGATAGGGGGATTTATGGAAGACGATGTATTTACACCAATCCAAAACGAGATTCTAAGGGCTGTGTTTCGGTCTATGGATCAAGAACTTGGCATCCGTCCTTTGACTGAAGAACAGCTCAAAGCCTTCAACATCAAACTGGATGCTAAAGAACGTGAAATTAACCAACAAGTTTAATATTCCTCAGACAATCATTAATGTCTTGGAGCGCCCTCATTACAACAAGGGCAAGGCTCATCTGTCAGTTACCCAGCTGATCAATAGCCCAAAGATCGTTAGCTTGACCAAGAAATACGATGAAGAGATTGAGCAAGATGCTTCTTCAATGATCTGGGCTTTGTTTGGTTCTGCTATGCACAATGTAGTCGAGCATGGCAAAGGAGAGCACGACATTGTTGAAGAACGCTTACACGCTGAGCTCGATGGCTGGAACATTAGTGGGGCTATTGACTTACAAATCCCCAATCCAAACGGCATGACAATCAAAGACTACAAAGTAACCAGTGTCTGGTCTGTCATGAATGAGAAGATTGATTGGGAATACCAGTTAAATATTTACGCATGGCTGGTCGAGCACGTCAAAAAGGTTCCCGTAACTGATTTAGGTATTGTTGCATTTCTACGCAATTGGTCAGAGAAGGAGTCTGAGAAAGAGGGTTACCCACAGGCTCCAATCGTAGAGTTACCCATCACTTTATGGTCGATACAAGAGAGAGAGGATTTCATAAAAGCCCGCATCTCAGCACATTCTGAATGTGACTTCGCCTTGGAAACTGCTGGATCCCTACCCAATTGTACTCCAGAGGAAATGTGGGAAAAGCCTGCTGTTTGGGCCATTAAGAAGGTTGGCGGTAAGAGAGCTCACTCGTTATATGACACCCCTGAGAAGGCCTTATCAGCATTGGCTGATCTAGGGGAAAACTATGACATTGAGGAGCGTAAGGGAGAACGTACTCGTTGTGAGAGTTACTGTCTCGTTAATAAGTGGTGTAAACAGTATCAAGACTATAAGGAGCAGCAATGATCGCATCAGAAATCGCAAGAGAATTAGAGCGCATAGTAGCACCAGCAACTCAAGCATTAAAAGTTCAGGAAGACCAAATTGAGGGTTTATTGGTAGCACAATACAACTTCACAATTACTATTTCTAAGCTGGAAGCAGAGATTGCTGATTTACGCCAGAAGAATGATTCTTTATGGAAAGAACTTAATTGGAAGAAAGAAACAGCATGAAAACGTATGCAGAATTAAGAAAGATCAATGTCAATGAACATACAGAAAAGAAAGGTAACCTTACCTATTTATCGTGGGCTTGGGCTGTTGACAAGCTATTGGAGAATGACCCAACAGCAACCTGGATATTTGGAACTCCGATGGGTTATGCAGACACCGTAATGGTCTGCTGTAAAGTCACCGCCTTTGGCAAGACTATGGAGATGCAATTGCCTGTTATGGATAACCGTAACAACGCCATTAAGAATCCAGATGCCCGTAGGATTTCAGATGCTCAGATGCGCTGCTTAACAAAGTGTATTGCCTGCTTCGGGATTGCATTGTATTTGTATGCTGGTGAAGATTTGCCCCAAGAGGACGAAGAGCCTGTAAAGGCCACTCCATCCCCAAAGCCAGTCGCTAAGCCAGCTGAGAAGATTGCTGGTCATCGTGGCGAGTTTCAGATCGTCATTGACCCTCTACCAGCTGGAGACAATACAAACTGGCTAAAACTGGTCAAAGAATCATCCCATATGTTGCTAGACCTATGTGCTAGTGATGCCGATGTTATGACAATATTTAAGAAGAACAAGGTTCTATTTGATACTGTCAAAGCAGCTGATCCTCTTTTCTTTAAGGAAATGATGATCAAATTTACTGAAACCAAAGCTAAATTTACTAAGGAAGAAAAATGAGCTACGAACAAAAGCCCAATACTGGGGCGCTATTCCCAAACCAAAAGAAGTCAGAAAATCACCCTGATAAACGGGGAGATTTATTCTTAGACAAGACTTTCTTAATTGACCAGATGGATAAATCCAAAGGAGCATTGGTTAAGATTTCTATTGCTGGCTGGGAGAATACTTCCAAGAATGGCATGAATTATCTATCACTCAAAGCATCTGAGCCATACGAAGCACCAGCCACTACTGGCAATCCTTGGGAGTAATCATGAAACTATTAAAGCGTGGCAGACCTAGTAAAAAGTTTAGCCCTGAACTGATGCAACAAGCAGCTCAGAATGTCATGGATCGAGCCAAAGAAGAAGCTATCAGCGAACTAGAAAAGAAAGAGGCTCACGAGGCCAATATTCAACGATTGATTGCTGAAAGAGCTACTGTTCACTGGGAAGAAGTGGCTCAAAAGCAAGAAGTTGAGCTCGGTGTATTACGCATGGAAAACGATGAATTAGCCCGTATCTGTATGAATCGTTACGAAGAAATTGAGCGTTGGAAGTTTGTCATCAAATATTTGGAGAAGCGGATTGAAGACCTTGCAGTTTGAAGGCGTTAAGGTCGCTCTTAAACAAGACAAGACTGGCTATGTACTAACCCTGTCTATTCACCCAGACGATGCCCCTGAGGACTTACTCAGGGCGTTTGTAGGGGCTAGATATCAGGTTGTCATGGTCAGGATTGGAGAGAACGAGCAACCTACGGATCAATCACAGTATGCAGGCGATAGGGCTATTCGTATTGCTGGCCTACTGTGCCGTGATCCTAAATTTTGGAAGTTTCTGCACTCTGATGACAGGATCTTTGACGAAGACATGGAAGAGGCTACAGAATGGCTGAGAAGCTATCTTGATATCCCATCTAGATCGGATTTAAAGACCAATCAAAAGGCTCAGATACTATTGGATAAACTACATAAAGAATACACATCATGGATTCAAAAAAACTAATACCGTATTCTGTCTATCTTCCTGAGGAGCATCATCTCAAACTCAAGGATTTTGCTAAAGATCGCAAAGCTTCTGAGTTGATACGCAACGCCATTGGTATGCTGGTAGATGGAACCGATGTCTACACTTCAGGATTTAATGCTGGAATCAAAGCGGCTGCAAAAGTTATTTATGACTGCGAAGAAGCCCAGATGATTGCCGTCAAAGGCCGTGATTTGGGAGCAGTGCTGTCCGACAAAATAACCAATTTGGAGATTACCAAATGATTGAAACTGGGGGAGTGCACAAGATTAAGAAGCAGGATTGGATTATTTTGCGTTTGCTATTCTTGACGCTGACTTTAGATCCAACAATGGCAAAGGTAGAGGATGTTAAATTGACAATGGATTACTTGCGTAAACGCTATAAACATTGGGATCAGGATATTATTTTGCATTCATTCCCAGCCCTTAGTTATGAGCACGGGCAGCGGAAAACATTTATGGATAAATATAAAGATGTCCATTCTTTTAGAGCTTTTGCCAAAACTTTAGAGGTGGATTACAACTACCCAGACGAAGAAGCCCGTGAGAACGCACAACGCAGAACTTTTGGCGTACAAGATTACACAATAAGACCAGGAAACCCAAATGGATACTAAAGAACAAGACCCATCAAGATTGATTGCATTAGAAATCTTTCAATTGCTGGCGCCTAAAGCAGATACCGATGTCAAAGTCATCATGGCTGCGGTTTCAATGGTGCTCTCTACCATAGCGGTAGAGACAGGCTTAGAGGAAGAGAAGGCTGTTTATGCGTTTACAAGGTCATATAGAAACGCTAAGAGCCGTTTAAAACACGTTATGAAGCAGGTACACTAATGAATGAACAAGATCTCAGGGACTGTTTTGCCATGTTTATATTAAATGGCCTGCTGTCCCGCCTGCCCTCTGAAGAAATAGATCCTGCCAATGTTTGGTATTTAGCAGATTCTATGGTGGAATCTAGAGATGTTAAGCCTGCTGGGTTGCCCCCCATCAAACGGAGAAGAAAGAGTGAAGCTTAAGTATTGTTCATCTTGTATGTTGTTTCAGCCAGAACAAAGTGGAAAAATAGTTCAAACTGCAAACAAAAAATTAAAACGCTTTAAATGTGGTGGTTGTTTAAAAAAAATTAGTGAACGTAAATTTCAAGGGAAAGGCACAAAATGACTACTTTTACTACTGAAGACCGATTAGAAGCTGAAAAGGACTGGAAACAAGAATATGATAAGCTCCAAGAAGATTACAACAATCTCAAGGATTTATTTGATAAAGCATTAAATTCTTGGGCTAAAGACATGGAGAGGCAGAAAAAATGACTTGGAACCTACGGCTTGTAGACATGAAAGATCCCGAATACCCAGATCAGAATTATGTAGAAATTAGGGAAGTGTTTTATGACACTATGGGCAAGCCGATGGGTCATACCACTGCCACATTTGGCGGTGAGAACAAGCAAGACATTAAACAATATTTAGAATGGGCTTTAGAAGCATTAGAAAAGCCTGTTTTATTCTTTAGGGAAAAGACATGGACATCAAAGTAAAAATCGAAAAGGAAAATAAAGATGGCTCGGCTGATGCTAAAGTTAGTTTCGATAAAGAAGGACTTGAAGTCCTCGTTCAATGGGGACTTGTCGCTATGCTTACCGAAGCAGTTGGTCGATATGCCACTAGACCCGATGAAAATACGCCAGTTATTACTGGACGGCCTAAAAAGAAGAAGAAAGAATTAGATATTGATGGGAGATGTTGATGAGAGATGGTGGAAAAGGTGATGCACAACGCCCATTAGGCATTCCTATGGAAGAGTTTGATGCTAAATGGGATGAGATATTTAACAAAGACAAAGAAAAAGATAGTAATTTAAGCATTACTGTCGATGTTGAACCAGGAGAGGCCACAGTCACAGTTAATAAGACTTGGAGCTTCTAATGAACGCAAATGAACTAGCTGATGACATGGAAAACAGTAGATTCAATGACATCAATTACAACAAAAAGAAAGCTGCAGACTTTGTACGCCAGCAACAAGAAAAGCTGACCAAGTACGAACTGCGCCATGTTGCACAGCGTGACAGAATTGCAATACTAGAAATGCAACATAAACAGCAACAAGCTGAAATAGAGGCGTTGAAACTGCAATTACATACCACTTTAACTAATCGTGACTTACGAACCTATGACGGCAAACTAAATATGAACAATGAACCAGTAGCGTGGTTTGAGCAAGACCCTGATATGAAGTCAGTTTGGTATCAGGCTGACCAAGACAGCCCTAATGCTATTCCACTCTACACCCATCCAGCAAAGACACTAACAGATGAGGAAATAATTGAAATTTGGAGTGGCATGGAAACTGACACAGGCGAACAAAACATTATTTTTGCTAGAGCAATAC